GCTGTAAATGGGAAAATACCCCTTCAAGCCCTCGCAGATACGACCCGCCTCGTTTGTACCTGCCCCGGCCTGCATGACGACACTCACCTGGAACACGCCGGTGAGGAGTTCGTGATCACCCGCCAGGTCATTACTGGCGGTGTCCGCCGGCAGCGTGAAACAGCGCAGATAGGTGGTGCCCTGCGGCTCGAACTGAACGTTGGGATAGGCGATGGCCAGGCCCTGCCCCTGCGCCAACTGCTGCAGGCCCTTCTCAAAAAGCTGCTGGATGATCTGGTGGCTCATACCTGGTTGTTCCTTGCTGCCGCGTCGACGATCTGCTGGAAGCGCTCGACTGTGATCCTCACCATGCCGTTTGGCGCCTGGGTGCTGTGCCCATACTCCAGCGGGATGGCATACGGCAGGTTGTTCACGATGAACGCGACCTGCCCCGCGGTCATCTGCTCCACCTGCAGCTTCAGCTTGGCCAGAGTGACATTGCCGGCCGGGTCAGGCTGGTCGAGCGTGCCCTGGGCTGGCGTCTCGATCGAGAACTGCCAATTACCGCGGAAGCGCCCGCCGACGTATTCGCGACCCGACACCAAGCCGTTGACGTTGAAGTTCTGTTCGCGCTCCGCCTTGGTCAGCGGCTTTGCCAACTTCACGCCGCGCTTGAGCTTGCCGTTCCTGTTGAAATTCGACTCGGTCAGGTTGGTCAGCGTGTTGCGCACGGCCACCTTGAAGTCGTAATCGTCCGCCGCTGCACGGGCCTTACCTTGAAAAGCCACGTTGGCGGCCCAGATCTCCGGGTTGCCGACCGGCGACATGCGGATAACGCTGCTGCCCAGCTCGATGATGATTTCCCGAACTGTCGTATTGAGCGCTGCCTGCGCCTGCTCCGCGAACGCCCGCACGTCTAACGCGAAGCTGCCCCGGCGGCTCATCGCCGCACCTGCAGTTCGTACAGGATTGGCGTACCGGCCGGGTTGATCTCTTTGATGGGCGGCACGATGGCCCACTCGAAGCCCTGGATCACGACCTTCGAGCCAAGGCCAGGCACCCAGGCCAGACCCTGCGCGGGGATATTCAGCTTCTTGTCGCCCGTCAGGATCAGGGATGATGCCTCGAACTCGCGGCCCGAGTACTCAAGCAGCAGCCCCTGTGCTTCCTGCTCCACGACGACCGGCGGTACGGGTGCGCTCGCCTCGGGGTCGTAGTCGCCCCGCTGAAAGTTGCGCAGCGTAACGGTCTGGCCGTACTCGGTGATCATTTGCAGGGCCATCGCGGCCATCTCGTCGTAGAAGGCCATGACGGCTCCAGTAATGAAAAGCCCCGCACTTGGCGGGGCATGGCTTAGCTATAAGCGAGGGTTACCGTACTGAATCCCCTGCTTTTCAATTCCTCAAGGATCTGCTCAAGGGTCGATTCGGCAAGCGTCTCACCAACCTCTTGCTTTTTCGCCTCGGCTTCCACCTCATCATCATCAACACCAAAGAGAACCTTATTCAGTTCCTGCCAGGTCCCCATGGTCGGTTGTGACTCTCCACGCTCATAGCGCCCTGGCATGACCTTCGATATTCCGGCGTGTTCAGCCAACTCAGAAAGAGTAAGACCAGCTTCCTTACGAGCATTGCGCAGAGCCGAACGAAAATTGGAGCTTTTGGGATTTGGGAGCATGAGCATTTCCTTGCAGTTGGTTACCTGATGGCGATTAAACACCTCGCATAAGTACCAAGCAAGATATTTTTATATCATGGCCAGTATCCTTTTATGACCTGATGGCAAACAGTCCACGCTTAAAGAGATAGTCCGCGAACTGTGTAGCGCTCGGCCGATCCGGCGCCGCAGGCAGCAGCCGCTGGCTGCTGTTGGGGATCTCGGCATACTGCCGCTCGACCGCCCCCTCGATCTTCTCCCGCACGATCGCGCCCTTGCGCTGCCCGGGCGGATCGATATCGTCGGCGTGAATCTCTACAGCCAGGGCCATCTGCCCGTACTGGATCCGCGCCGGTAAATAGTTGGATGGCTTGTTCTCGCCATCCAGGTGCACACCACGCCGCGGCCAGGCCAGGGCCTGCTCGCTGCTGGTCTTTTTGCCCTTCCAGGTCATGGCCTGCATCGCCAGGGCGGCGCGGCGCAGCAGCGCTTCCTGCAAAGCCTCATCGGCGGGGATGGTCGCGCCATACTTGACCGCATAGCTGGCCAGCTCTGCCGCAGTGGCGTAGCTCTCGGCGTCAGGCTTGCCGGTGCCGTCCTCGGTGATCAAGGCCATGATTTCAGCTCGCTGGTGGGATAAGCGCTTTCAGTTCCGGCACTTTGGCTGCCGGGTCGTACTGGATGCCTTTGGCGGTCAGCCAGGCCTGCAGATCTTCCTTCTTCATCTTGGCAGGGTCGGTTTCAGGCTGGGACTCGGCAGTATTGCCGCTCAGCACCTCGACGTCGACATTGGCGGCCTTGTAAGCGTCGACGATGGCCGGATGGTCGCCAACCACCACCGCCTTGGTCACGCCGCGCTCAACGGCACGGAACAGATCGGGGTGACGATAGAACTTGCCCGGTTCGAAGCCCGTGCGCTGTTTGGTGTAAATCAGTTCCATGTTGCTCTCCAACGCGGCCCAGCAAAGCCAGGCCGCACAGATGATTGGGTGGTGACTACAGCGATCAGCCGCCGTTGGCCGGAGCGTCCACCAGGTTGATCATCACGCCGGCAGTGACCTTGTCGCTGTTCGCGTGCTTCTTCCAGTTGGCGGCAGAGCCCACGGCGGCTAGGGTCGGGTTAGCGCCGCCAGCGGTTTCGTTCCAGCTGTAACCGAGCACGTCGATGTTCACCACGCCCTCGGCGCGGTAGCCGATCGCGAGGTTCTCTTCGTCGTTGATGTCGTAGGAACGGAAGCCCGGCGCCTGCGACTCGGTGATTACCACGGCGTTGGAGACCAGACCGAAGATCACATCAGCCGGCGCGGTGTCAGTGACCAGCACCGGTTTGCCGAGGGTGCCCGGCAGGCCGCCGTAGATCACCACGCCCGCTTCTTCGTAGATCTTGTTGGTGATCGCCTCATCGACAATGTCGAAATAGGCGCTGGAGTGCATGACCCACAGGGCGATGCGGCCGAACTTGTCGCCGAACTTGCGCATGCCGCGGGTCAGAGTGCGCTTGCCGTCGGTGGCGATGTTCGCGTCGACCACCATGTTGGTGTTCGAGCCGATCGAGGCCCGCAGCGATGCGGTGGCGTACTGGATGAAGCCTTCCAGGGTGGCGTCGGCGACGTCTTGGCCGATGATCTGGGAGAACTCATCGACCGGGCGACCCCGGCGTTTGAACGCTTCTTCGGTGGTCTGGTACGGGCCGTATTTCCAGGGTGCCTTGACGCCGACAGCCTCACCGGCGGCGATTTTCTTGCCGGTTACCTTGGCTTCGGAGTTGACGTCGCGGTGTTCCAGCGAGCCGTTCAGCTTGTAGAAGGCACGCTTGCGGAAGTCGCCTTCGATCAGCTCGTTGTCGAGCACGATGGCGCCGTTCGAGGATGCGTTGAACACATCCAGATTGTCCTGGACACGCTCCAGGTAGGCGGTCTGCGCCTCATCGTTGTAGATGATCAGGTCGCTGTTGACGGTAGTTGCCATGGGTTACCTCACTTGGGCAATTGCAGGTATGCGGTTTGGCCGTGCTTGCGCTGGTAGTCGCGCTTCTGTGCGGCATTCATTTCGGAGCGCTTGAGTGCAGCCTGGCCGCCGCCCCCGCCCGGGGCGTGTGTACCCGAAGCCCTTGGCCACAGGTGAGGTGCGCTTTCGCGCAGAGATTCAGCCCATTCCATGGGCGTGAGTGGAGTCTTGCCATCCTTGCCGAGGATGACCTGGCCATCCTCGTCTACAGCTACGGCCTCACCCTCTTCGCTCAGGGAGAAAACGCCCTTCGCGCGCAGGATGATGTCGTCGGTTGCCTCCGGCAGTGCGCCGGCCTTCAGGGCTGCGCCGCGCACCGCATCGCCCAGGACCTTGCCCTGGAACTTCGCAGCGAACGCCTCAGCCTTCTCGGCGCGCTTGGCCAGCGCACCGAGTTGTTTGTCGTAATCGCCGCGCAGGCGCTCGGTGCGACGGTTGAACACCTCATCAACCTTGCCCTCGGTGAGCAACTTGGTTTCTTCGTCCTGGCCAGCCTTGCTCAGCAGTCCTTTCACAGCGTCGATATCGATGCCTTCGAACTGCGACTCGAACTGCTGCAGCTTGCCGCTGGTGTCCTTCAGCTTGCCGAGCAGCTCGCTGTTCTTGCTCTTCAGGCCGTTGGTGGCCTCGCTGACTGCTGCTGCGATGGCGTCCTTGACGGCCGGGTTTTCCAGGTCGATTTGGTCTTCGTCCACGTTGCTCACCCCTTGGGCTTGTTGACCCGCCTTGCGGGCATAAAAAAACCCGCCGAAGCGGGTTGATATTTGTTCACTGTCTATTGCGTTCTGCGCGTATGACAGGTCGCATGCTTGTGATTGATCACAGGCACCTTCAGTCGCAGGAAGGCTTCGTACTCTTCGTCGGAGAGCAGATAGCACTCTCCGCCATGGACCCAGACCTTGTTGTAGACCGCGTACTCGCCACTGCGCGAGGCTATTTCACTGAGTTCAGGGAGGGGGGCCTTATCGAGGAACGCGCTCGGCAAAATGAAATCAGGATTTTCCTGGTTACTCATAAGATCGTCTTCGTGTGGTGGGCCTACTACGCGATATACCACGAACGACTAGATTTCTGCTCTCTCGAACGCCAGCGGCTCCAGCACCTTCATCTGCTCCAGCGTCAGCGGCCGAAAGTTGCGGTCGAGCTGCAGTTCGCTGAAGCGCTCGAGCGTCAGCCCGCCCTCACGGAACAACTTTCCGCGTGTAGGCCCCAGCGCCTGATCCTGGAATGCAGCCGGCTGAAGCTTGAGCCAGCTGTAATAGCTCAGGCTGGCGTCGACCTGGCCGGCACCGTTGTCACCGATCGCAGCCCGGGTGGCGCCCTCGCTGAACATCTCGCTCCAGTCCGTCACCGGCACGAAGGTGGTGCGGCAGTTCGGGTGAAACGGTGGCCGCGGCCCGGAGTTGACCGGGAAGCGGCGCTTGTCCATCGACCTGCAGATCTGCGAGGTCTTGCTGTCGAGGGTGGCGACCATTTCCACCTCCCGCACCACGTCGGGATTGGCCTTGATGGTCTCCATGCGGGCCTGGGCGGCCACGTGCTGGATGGCAGTTCGCGTCACGGTGGCGGCGTTGCGGTTGGTGGTGGCCAGGATGCCGTCCCGGTACCCGCCAGCAGCAGTCCCGCGAATGTTGCGGATCACCTGAAAGTTCGTCTGGCCTTCAAAGAAGCCCTGGCGAATGGCGCCGGCGATGCGCTCCCGCTCTGCGTTGGTCCATCCCTTGATGAACGCCTTCAGCAGCTTGCCGCCATCCGTACCGCGCACGCTGAGCGGACTGCTCAGCACCGCCGCGCGCACCGCTGCGACACCTGATACCGCCGCGTCGAAGGTGATGCCCACCGGCGCCGCCCGGGTCAGCGACGATGCCTCGAACTGCGCCTCGTACATGGCGATGTCGATCAGGTCGAGCATCAGCTGGTCGGAGTAGCGCTGGAAGATGGCCAGCAGCAGGCTGTCCACCTCGTCCAGCAGCCGCTGCAGGCGCCGCTGGTTGTAGTCGGTCAGGTCGGCCTGGGTGAGCTGATTACGGATCGTCCGGTCGATCTCCTTCAGGAAGGGACCGAACTTGGCCGCCTCGCCCGCTTTCAGTTGCTCCAGAAACACCGCATGCCGAATGGTGGCGTCAAACAGCGCCTGGTTGACCGCCATTGCCGCTCTCCAAGTCGTCGAGACCCAAGCCATCCGGCTGCTCGGCCAGTTCGTTGTCGATCTGCTGATCGGTTCGCTCCGGCGCAATGAGCCCCATGCGACGCAAGTAGGCACGAAGGTCGACCTTCGCGAAGCCGCCCTGCTGCCAGAGCTGCACCAGCGCCGCGATCATCTGCGGATCGGCCGCGAGCTCCACGAACTCCTGATTCACCTGGTAGGCGACGTTTTCGCTCACGCCCATGTACAGAGCACACCACATCAGCGCTCGGGTGTAGGCCTCACTGATGTTCGCCACGCAGATGGCGAGCACCGAGGTAGCGGCCGACTGGTCGCCTCGGCTTTCGGTCGCCGTCTTGGCAGCGATCGAGGCCATGACCATGCGGGCACCTAGCTCGATCATCATCTGGTTCTTGTCGGCCATCGCCTCCTTCACCAGGGTGTTGGCCTGCGGCTGAGCGAAACCGAACTGGCCACCGCTGGGCACCGGGATAGGCGACCGCGACCCGACATAGACGCCCTCGTCCCTGGCCATCTTGAGCCACTGCTCGTCGACGCCACTGATCCAGGGCTGCGCCTGCCCGCACCAGAAGACGCTGTCCTCATAGTCGGCACTGTTGCGGTAATGACCCAGGTTGATCACCGCGATGTCGTACAGAGGCGACTCGTCGACGCTAGGGTCGTTGTTCTGCGCGCCTATGAAGGTGAACGGAATCTCCTTCATCCGGCCGGACGGCGTCATTGGCTCGTGCTCTTCGACCACCTCGAGCGGGCCACCACCGCGCGGCCCCTTGCGCTGCCAGACGCGGCAGACGAAGCCGTCAGCTTCCAAAGCAAGTTCGCGGAACTGCTCCGTGATCTTCACCCCGAAGCCGTCCTTCTCCTCCTTCCCCTCGCGCAGTACGATCATCGTCAGCACCAGGTGGCCGTTCACCATGCCGGTTCGCCAGTTGATGATGTCCTCGGCCGTGTAGGTGAGGATCACCGCGTGCCCGCCGGCGCCATCGTCGCTGTGGTAGTCCACATACAGCCCGTGACGCCCGGTCTCCAGAATCCGCTCGAGCGAGGCCTGGGACTGCTGGTAGATGCTGATGCCGGCGCCGTTGGCGTTGTCCTGCAGATACTCCAGCTTTTTTGGCACCTTCAGCGTTGGGTCTTTGTGGAACGACAGGCCGATCAGGCCGTTACGCGTGTGCCCGGTGGCGTTCTTGTACACGGCGCGCTCGCGGTACGCCTTGTTCCGCGCCTTGTTCTCGTCGCTGGTGTCATGCGCGTTGATCTCAGGCAGCCGATCGACGACACGGTGCTGGCCGGCGCAGACGTCCTGCACCATCTTCCAGCGATCCAGGGCCTCGATGTACTCGGGCCGCTTGTAGGAGACGTCGTTCATCGAGCAAATCCCAGTTTGGTGGAGACGATCGGCTTCACGATCGGGTATTCCTTGTGGATGAAGTAGCCCCCGGCGTCGTTGCTGTGGTCGTTGCCTTGCTTCTTGTCCGGCTCGCCGTTCTTGTCCCAGATCTGCTGCTCGAGGTTGTCCGCGTAGGTTGGGCAGCGATCAGCATTGACCCGGTACCGCCGCGCCTGCTCCGCGTTGCAGAACATGGCGTTCATGGCGTTGATGCGGTCCTTCACCGGCGGGTTGGCGGCCGGCGCGATGACCTGAAAGCCGGCCTGCTTGAGTAACGCCAGGTCAGTGGTGCTGGCGTTCACCGAGCGGCGGCCATCACCAGAGGCGTCCGGGTAAATCCTGATCTCGCGCGTCGATGAGTACTTGCCATCGGCATACAGCCAGAAGCGCTCGCGCAGCTGCCGGATCATGTCGGGCGTGTCGTAGGCGTTCACAATCTCGTCGACCGCGTGCGGCAGGCCCAGGCGCTCCACGTGAATCACCGCGGCCATCTTGCCCACGTTGAAGTCCATGCCCACGAAGATTGGCTCGCCTGGCAGCACCGTCTCCTGCGAAGCGTTCAGCGCCCTGTCGTAGGCGTGGTAGATCGTCCCGGAGTTCAGGTTGACGAACTGGCCATTGAGGTACGCGCGGATCAGCTGCTCCGGGTACGACTCCATCAACGACGGGATATAGTCGTCGGGCAGGTTCAGCTCGTTGTCGAAGGTGCTCGCCTGAACCAGGCCGTACATGCCCTGCAGATGGGGCTTCTCTCGCAGCTGCTTTACGAATTGCTGGTGGACGAACTTGAAGCCCTCGGGCGTCGTGGTCACGTCAACGCCGTTCTTCAGGCCTTCGACGTTGTAGCGCATCCGGGCGATGATCTTGCGCCAGGCATGCTGAGCCTTAAGCGCGGGCAGAACATCCAGTTCGTCGACCAGCGCGTGACCTATCTTGAAGCCCACGATGGTCTGTGGCTTCTCCATGGAGCGGCAGATCGTTGTGCTCCGGTACCGGCCGCCACTGTAGAAGTCGACCTCCTTGTCGCTCTCCTTCGTCCTGACCTTCAGCCCCCAGTCGAAAGCCACCTCCTCGATCGTCGGGAAGAAGATGTCGCGGATCTGCGGATAGGTCGGCGCGAAGTAGCCGCTGTCGATACCTGGCCACTCCCACACGTGCTTACAGAGCGCCGAGCACCCTACCCAGGTCTTGCCCGAGCCGAAGCCAGCGACAAAGCCCCGGAACTTGTGCGGCAGCTGCAGGAAGTTAGCCTGCGGGACGTTCAGCGTCGGCATTCGGCTTCCTCGCGTCCACTACGTGCACCTGCACACTGGTCACTGGCGCCGGCTCGTCCTCCGCGTCCGCCTTCTTCTGGCGGTTGACGTACATGTCGCCGCACTCCTTCGCCGCCTGCTCCAGGATCTGCATGGCCAACGGGATGTTCTTCATGCCCTCGGCGCGCTCGATGAAGCGGCCCATGGCGCGCAGGCGATAGGCGCGGTTGGCTATTGGGATCTCCGCCGTCTCCTCACGGAAGCGCTTGCGGGTGTCCTCGAACAGCACCACCCAGCGCTTGGCAAGGTCTTTACCGGCGCGCTTGGTTGGGTCGTGCGCCTCGCACTTCTGGCGAGTCACCTCGATGCCGAATTCCTCTCGGACAGCTGCCGCAACCTGTGATGGGGTATCGAAGCAGGCCAGCGCCTGAACGATGAAGGCTTTCACCTCGTTGCTCAGGGTCGCCATAGATTGGTATCCGTCTCGGGTCTGTCAGAGGTCAAGCCGACTTGAGCAGACAGGTTCCGCAGGCCCTCGCAATGTTGATCTTTGCCACTTCGGGCGGGTTGCTGGCAGCGTCGATCAGCCGTTGCACTTCTTCGCTCGCACCGTAGCGGCGAACGACGCCGACGAACTCTTCGACGTCGTGCCCCTTGAGGTAAAGGCTCGGTGTGCCGTCCTGCTTGAACTTGGGCGCGCCGTATTCGTCGGTCTTCTGAGCGATGTGATAGAGCTCGTGCTCCACCAGCGCGCAGAACTCAGCATCCGAGCATTCGGCGCAGTAGTCGGCCGCGAGCGTGATCAGGAAAGCGGGCACCCGGCCAAACCACTGCATCATCTGCTGCTCCTGGCGAGCCTTCTGCCAGCCCCCGGCACGGAACATCACAGACTCAGCCTGGCCAAGCACTACCCGCCCCGCCTTGCCGAACGTGGCGGATGCCCATAGGACGCCGATGCTCGCGTCGATCAGGTGGGCGTGATCGGGGTTATGGATGCTGCCGGTGTCAGCAAGGATATCGTTCGATATCCATTCCCAGACTTCCGGGGCCGGGGTGAGCGTGAGGAATATAGATTCAAGCAGGCTTGCGGGTGGCAGTGGTCTCAAGGCAATCTCGTCCCGGCTGAAAAAACGACTTTTTGGTGCAATCACGTGGCTTGCTTCGAACAAGTCCGCCCATAAGGACCGCCAGGCCTCCAAGGAAGCAAAATGCCGCTTAAATCTAAGAATGATTGCCTGCTGTTCATCGCGAGAACTGTCGCAGCCGCTAGATATGCAGCCCGCAACGGAATAGAGGACCGCTCTGCTGAAAACGGTAATGCTCTTGACCGCCGCTACACGCCCTTGCTGTCCGAGCATGGGGTGGCCCTGCAGATAGCAGACACCCTCGAAGGGGTGCTTGCGACAGTCCTGTGGCCCGATAAACAGGAAACCCCACTCCCTATCAATGAGCCGCGCTTTTGGGCCGACCAACTACTGCCTGAAAACTGGGAAAGGTCCCCACTAAAGAGCGATCTTGAGCGTGCAGTGGCTTCATTGAGTAGGCCATCGAGCAGCGCTGTATGACGCGCGCGCCTTTAATTATGGAGCCAGCACATCCACCAGCTTCTGCTCACCCAGCCTGAATAGGGCGAGTGCTTGGAGGTCATCAGCGGCAGGACCGAATGCGAAAGCTTCGACAGTGCCGCTCGATGATCGCAGTGCTAGGACGTCAATGGCGCAGGGTTCCAGCTCTCCCGACTCCAACTGGTCAGCGATCTTGCGCAGGACGCTCACGACGTCTCGCCAGCCCTCGCGCTTGAATTCGACGACTTTGGCAGTCATAGCGCGCTTACCTTTTCCAGCCACTCCTCCACTATCCGGCGGACTACCGGGTCAGTGAGGATCGATGATTCCTGGCGGCCTTTGATCACATCCTCGACCAGGGCGACCGGGAGCACATGCACGCCGTCTTCAGCGACTACGGTCAAGTGCGGGCGGCGATCGTCGATGTTGGTCAGAGTCATTGGTTTTTCACTTTATGGAAGTGCTGGTCGATGATCGCGGACTTGATGAACTCCAAGTGACCGATCAGCAGGCCTACAGGCATTCCGGAGTCAGTCGCCTTGTCGATGGCTTCCCACATGTCAGCATTGAGCTGGCTCGATGAGTTGCGCAGTGCCGGGGTCAGGCCGCCGTCTGCAAGCTGGACGATCCGGCTACTCATGGCAGCTCCACTGGAACGGTAGGTGCTGACTTATCAACCGCCTGACTCGCTGCCTGGCTTGCCGTCTCTGCAGCCGTGGCCGCCGTCTTGGCGGCTTCGCTGGTGGTCTCCACCAGCTTCTCAAGCTTCTGGTCTTTGCGGCCCAGCGCTTCATCGTAGGCGGCTCGAATACTCGCCAGTTCGGACTGCATCAGCCGGTGCGCGTTGTACATAGCGAGCTGGTAACCCAGAGTCCCGCCGCTGCAGATGAATAGGCCGGCGAGCAGCCACACCTCAACGCGTCGCCACCAGTGCTTGGCGCGTTTCGTAATCGGTTCGGATTTCATGCCTTTGCCTCGAGGGCAGATCTCAATCGCGCGACTTCCTCGGTCAGGCGGACGATCTGCTTGTCCTGGTGCTCGAGCTGCGCATTCATGGCTTTCATGGCGCCGGTGAGTTCGCCCACCTGCCGGTACATGTCGTTGCGCTCTTTGCTCACGACCTCGTAAGCCAGTCGAAGCTTGTCGTTCTCGGCGATCACTCGCTCGAGCATGTCCTTCTCAGCACGATCATTGGCGATCGATGCACCACTGCTGGAGAAGGTTTTACGCAACCAGGCCACTGCCCACGCGAGGCCAAGCCCACCGGCTGCGAACCAGCCGAATGGATTGCCGTCTGTAGGGTCCATGTCTGCGCTCGAAAGGTAGAAACAAAAAGCCCCGCTCAATGGCGGGGCTCGACTTTTAACTTTTACACTTCGCCTTCGGCGCCGGCTTGGGTTCGACCACTAAAGGCAACGCCACTCCAGTGTTTCCGATTGGTAGCATCTTCCGCACAGCCAGGGCACAGAACAGCTTTGTTCCCTCTGGCGTCTGGCCTGGCCCCATGCCCACGAAGACCTCGTAGCTATTACCCGCCTCAAGGTCGAAGACCTTAGCGTCCATAGGACAAGTCGCTTCGGTGCTGCCGTAACTACCCATGACCGCGCCGAGCGTGGAGATCATGAAGGGAGCATTTGTCGGCACCAGGTACTCGGTAGCGACTTCGACGTACATCCCTTCGGCCATACGGATGGCGGGCTTAAGATCGATCATCTTCGGCGACATACGATCCGGCATGCCATCTACCGTCTTTGGCTTCAACGGAAACTGGGGGTACGTCTCGTGCATGCGCCCGCTTTCGTACTGCCGGCCAGAGACCGCCATCTTGTGGCGGATTTTCGGAATGCAGTTTTCGGTGAGGCTGTCGCCGTAGACGCTCGAATTCGTGATCACCCGAACCTTGGCGGTATCAGCGGATGGGCTCGGTTCGACGTATGGGACAGAGGAGATGCTGTTGCAGCCTGCGAGCGCACCGGCCAGCAGGATCAGGCTGATTTTCTTCATGAACGTCCTTGAGCTGTAAAGCGTTCCGTCATTAACAAAAAGCCCAGCTTGTTGGCTGGGCTTCTGATTGCTGATCCTTCATACGCAAGATCGGCAGGATGGGTAAATAATCGCCCACCCGCTCACTCAATGCAATAGGCTATGCCGCATTTTCCAGCAACAGCCCTTCAGCCACCAGAATCTCCTCGGCGGCGCGCTCTGCCTCCTTAAGCATTTCCTCCAGCACCGAGCGAATTCCAAGCCGCCACCGACGGCGGGTCTGCTCGGGCCGGCCGCCATCGCCCCAGTTGTTCATATCGTAGAACCAGCTCTCTAGCACGATGACGTCGCTGGATCGCTTGCCCTCTACGCCAGCCAGCTTAGGGATCGCCCAGGTATACACGGCCATGCCCAGGAACTGGCGCGGCGCGGGCGTGGCCACCAGGGGAATCAGCGCCTGGATCGACGCCTTCTTCCTCTCCCGGGCGGTGCTGTACTTACCGACCAGAACATCCCAGTGCCGCGGCTTGAGCAGGCTATGCAGCCGGGCATGCACCCAGCAGTCAACATCAGTGCGTGACAGGGTGCCGTGACTGACGCCCGACAGCGTGGCCGGATCATGGCCGTCGTCATGCCCCGCCCTGTAGAGCTTCTGCCAGGCCTGCTTGCTGGTGTTGTCGATCGCATCGGCCGCCAACGCCGACACTATTGCAGCGCGTGCGCTGGTGTAGATCATGCTGCTCTCCCCTTCAGCTCTCTCGTCAAAGCCCGGTAATGGGCCTTGAGGTCTTGCAACTGTTCGATGGTGTATCGCTTCGGTTCGTGGCAACCCTCGAGCCACTCCACCTTGTCGGCGCCGATGCGCTGCACCAGGTTGATTCGGTAATTCACGATGTCGCCGGATTTGTGGTTGTTGCAGGGCGCGCACTGTTTCCAGACGTTCAGCGGTTCGAAGCGAAGCTCCGGATTCGCGCCTACGGTGCGGTAGTGCCCAGCGTGGTACTGACCCTGGTGGTGCCGGCCGCAGCTGATGCACGGCAGATCGGCGTCACGCTCACGGACCCAGGCATTGAAAGCCGCCTGGGCTTCCCGCATGTGATCCGCCTTGGTCTTCACACGTGCACGCGCGGCGCGCAGCTCTTTGCGATCCAAGTCGGCTATCGCCTTGCGCGCCTTCTCCCGGTTGTCCGCCACCACAGCCAAGGCACAGGCCACTGCGCCACACACAGCCTGGAAGTCGCGCACCGGCGTGAACATGACCTGGCAGGCCTTGCAGGGTTTCTTCCGGCGCTCCCGGGTCTTGATGCCACTGGCCTTGAGCGGGACTTTGCGTTTCAGCTCGGTGCGCTTCATGCCACATCCCCCAGCAGGTCATCGAACGCCACCTTGCCGGCGAACTCGCAGACGATCTGGTCCGTGTAGGCGATGCCCTGGGCACGATTGAACAGGCGCGTAACCGGGAATCCATCGGGACCGAACAGATTGCACGGACCCATGAGGTGCAGCTTCTCTTCGTACGTCAGGTGCAGGAATGAGCGATTCCAGGCGTTGAAAAAGTCGACGTCGGCCTTGCGCATGATCGGCACGCCGACATGCAGCTTGCAGTAGCGCCGGGCATCTTCCACGTCGCCCATGTTGGTCATTTCGGCGATGCGCTGGTACATGGCGAACCACAGAGCGTTCTGGTCGAGCGTTCGGTCCTTGCCCGGGCGCAGGCTCACCACCACGTATTTCTTCTCGCGGAACATGGCGGTCAGCCGGGTGATAGCTTCGGTCAGGCGCGGCGCGCTGTTGACGGCAATACGGTCAGTCATGCGCGCTGCTCCTGCAGTTCGTCCAGGCGGGCCAACTGCTTAGCGCGGCGCTGCTCGAACTCGTTGCGGCGCGCACTGGCATCGGCGTTCTTTCGCTCGTCGGCCGCTCTCTGGTTGGCCAGCACCACCGCCCTCACCTCCTGCAGCTTCTGGCGAACCTTCGGGCTCGGGGTGCCTGCTCGGCCGGTGATCAGGCCAGCGATTGCGGCGCCGTCCTGGGTCATGGGCTCGTGGGCGAGTCGACGGATCTGCTGCTGCATTTCCGGCGCCGGCAGCCGGCCAAGGCGACCAGCCTCTTCCAGTGCTGCAACGCGACGTTGCGGGTCATGGCCCATGCTCAAGCTCCATGAAACGGGTCGACCCTCGCGGCGCGCGCTGTCGACCAGGCGCTGATACGCCGACAGGAACGACATGCGGGCACCGACCTTGTCCCGCTGGGCCATGCCTGGCGCCGAGGCGGACATCGCCTGGCGAATCTCCTCGGTAAGCACCACGCTTTCGGCCTCGTCGGATGCAGCCAGAGCGATGGACCAGGCCTCGTTCGGGTCGGGCCTGCCGTCTGCCGCCTGGATGCGCTGCAGGATGGCAGCCAGGGTCAGCTTGCCGGTCAGCTCACGGCGGCAGGCCTGCAGCGCGCTGGCCAGGTCATCCATGCCGTAGTCAGCGAGGTCCTGAGCCATCAGCGCGGCGGCATTGGCGCTCAGGGTCTGGCCCAGGGTTTCGGCAGTCGCGCAGAGGGCCACGGCCAGTTCAGCGGTTTGGTCGCAAGAAAGCATTTGGCTTCGCCTCCCCGTTGCGGATGTGTTCGGCAGCCTGATGGGCGGCGTTGACGTTGGCCTGGGTCTGCTCCAGCTGGCGGGCGGTGGTCGCGTTCATCTGGCGGTTGGTCGTCCACTGTGTGTGGTACGACTCGGCCTTGGCCAGCAGGTCCCCCAGCCCGTGGCAGCCGTTGATCAATCGGGCATCGTTGATGGTCAGGTAGTACGCGGCGACGTGATGGGCCACATCGGCACCCAGGCGGTCGATCAGTTGGCCAACCTGCCCCGCCACCTTGGCGTTCCAGACCGGCCAGGTGCTGTAGCGCCTGCGGTAGGCCATGGCGTAGTTGGCCCAGGCCTTGAAGGTTTTGCAGGCGGGGTCTTTCGGCCCAGGCATGTCCGCCGGGATTGCGCAGCGAGGGCCATTGTCCGCGACCACCAGCTGCGCGGCAGGTGGCGACGGCGCAGCCGGGGCATCGTGCAAATCCTGACTGGTACCCTGATTGGTTACCTGATTACTGGTTACCTGATTTGTCGGATTTTTTTCCGACCCAGCCTCGGATATTTTTCCGACCCGGGTCGGATTTTTTTCCGAGGTGGATCGGATTTTTTTCCGACCAGGCGCCTGCTTTTGGGTCGGATATTTTTCCGACCCATCTACCTTGCGGTTCCACTCAGTCGCTTTGGGCGTCAGGCGAAACAGCGTGATTGAGTTTGTGCTCGACAGCTCAATAAGTCCGGCCACTTCCAAAGCTTTGAGCAGCCGGTAGGCGGTATCGGGTTTATCGGTGAGCAGCGGCAGCTCTTCCGTGATCTTGGATTTGCTGAGCGCGAAGTAAACGCCGCCGATCGTGGTGACCGGCTTCGTCCAGCTCGGGCACTCGTAGACGAATGCGAACAGCATGGCCTGCTGTGCATTCAGCCCCCACTCCAGTGCTTTGTGCTGGTTGATGGTCAGTGTGTATTGCATGCTGCCTCGATCGCCGCAGGCGTACTGGATAAAGCCACACCCCTCTCAGCACGCTGCCGAAATGGCGGACGGGTTTGTAGGATGTGAGGTGTGGTTAGGCGGCAGATTTGCTGCTAGACCGGCGCAAGTGAGCCCAGTCGATATCGGGTCGCAGTTCCTCGCAGGTCACTGCACCGAAGGTTTCACGATCAAGATCAATCGCAAGCGACGCGGCTGGCCGGCGATTGCCGTAGGCGACCTGCCTCAGCTGCCCTGGAGTGGTTTTGCATCGCTCCGCCAAGACTCGAATTTCTTCTTTCCCAAGCGGCTTCATGTATTCGTGCAGGTTCATATGCACCTCCTGTAGCCGCCAGATTAGCAACTGCTAATTTATCGATCAATAGCAAACGGTAATTTACTGTTTGCTAACAGCCAGTAGATGATTGCCTGATGGACATCAAACAGCTGCGCGTGCGCGCATTGCGCCGTTTAATCGGCCAGGATCCGCTCAAAGAATTTGCTGAAAAGCATGATCTGGATGCCTCATACCTGTCTCAAATCCTCAATGGTCATAGAGGCATGGGAGAAAAGGCAGCGGCCAAGATGGCAGCGAAAATCGGGGTGGCTGAAAGTATCCTGGTTAGCCCTGCTTTCTCCTCTGAGGACGAGTCCGCAGACGCTGACAGCCTTCCCGGCCCTGCATCTGGCAGCGAAGTTAAAACATCCGCTGCCGGCCTTGTCCTTGACATGCTTAAGGGCAAAAAACTGCGCCCTGATCAGCTCAGCCGAATCGAGCAAGCCGTCTCCGACACCATCGAGGACAAGCCTGCGGCACTAGCCGACAACGTCATCACCGCTGACTTCTCCCGCCGACCCATCGTTGGCGACGAAATCCGCATCGCGCACTACGACGTTCAGGGCGCCATGGGCGGCGGCAAGGTCGTGCACGATTTCCCTGAGATGTTCCGCGACGTGACGGTCAGCCAGCAGCACCTGCGCGAGCTGGGCGTCACCTACAAGGACCCGGCCCACCTGAAGCTGATTACCGGTGCCGGTCAGTCGATGGAGCCGACGATCAAGGACAAAGACCCGCTAATCGCCGATGCCAGCATTCGAGAGTTCGTCGGCGACGGGATCTATGCCCTCTCCTGGCATGGCCACTTCTACATCAAGCGCCTGCAGGTGGCTGACGCCGAGCATTTCGAGATGATCTCGGACAATCCGAAACACAAGGACCGGATCGTCCGGATTGATGAGACCTATATCCAGGCCAAGATTCTGCTGGTCTGGAACGCGACGCGGGTTCTGTC